GGCGAAGCCGTCCTCAGTCGCGGTGCTCTCGGCGCTGTCCTTACCAGCGGGTGAGATGCAATCGGTATACCGCATGCCTGCCGCGAATAGCGCATCTATATGCTCGCCGCGCTTCTTTTCGCCCTCGGTTGTTGCTGCTGAATAGGCCTGTACTGATTTGAGTAGTTTTGTGTTCATAGTTTTATAGCTCCAGTGTTTAGCGGCTCGCGGAATTGCTTGCCTGCTGGTAACGTATTATCCACATCTGGCCGATAATGTCAACAAATGGCCGATAATGGTAGATTGTGGAATGTTAGGGACATCCCTAACAATGGATCTAGCCGCGACCCTACCTACCCCCGACCCCCCTTTGCTGCTATGGGACTCCACACATCTCTTAGTATTACTAATTCACTCAAATAACGACGTGTTTTTATGTTTGGTACCCCCCTAACATGTTCCTGCTAGACCCCTACCCCCCTTACATAGGAAACACCCCCGGTAGGAGTCCCAACTTAATGTTGCAAAAAATTATTTTTCATGTACATTTGCGGTAACGGTTAACAACCTGCGTACATTTATGACCATAGTGCTCAATTCAGAAGTGGGCGTACCCTTATCTGTAGACATGACGTATTCAGATCTGCGCCAACGTGCCGAAGCTGCATGCAATACCGCGTTACTACTTGCGGATAACGGGTTAGATATAACGCCCAACAACGAAGACCGCGATGTAGCAGCGGGTATAGCCGTAGAATACGCTGAAAACCCGGTAAAAACGTCGAAGAAAGTGTCTAATGCTCGCGTAGCCAAGATGACCCCTGCGTCATTGATCTTGACAAACAACATCCTGCAAGAGTTTGGGCAATCTGTTGCCGAAAGTGCCACCCAGATACGACACCTAGTTACCAACAAGCTCCTACTTGAGTCAGAGAACCCAGACCCACGGGTAAGAATCCGTGCATTGGAGTTGTTAGGCAAAATATCTGACGTTAGTTTGTTTGCAGAGAAGTCTGAAGTGACAATAACGCACCAATCTACCGACGATTTGCGGGCAAAACTGCGCCAAAAGCTAGAAAAATTAGTAAATCCACCCGAAGAACTGGATGCACCCGTAGTTTTGGATGGGGAAGTCATCGATGTGGACGAGGTGTTAGGGTTTAAGTCAGAAAAAACGGTAGAAGACGCGGAGTACGACGATGAGTGAGGTTGCACTAGACTTCACTGAAGAAGAAATCCAAGTCATGTTGGATAATCTTGACGAATACACCCCTGATGAGGTGGTGGAGATAGATAAACTTGTTGATGAGTTAGACGCTCGTAAGAGAAACAAGTTAGCGTACGACGATCTAATAGAGTTTTGTAAGGCGATGCAGCCTGACTACATTGTAGGAAAGCATCATCGCATTCTCGCAGATATGCTCATGGCGATTGAGCAAGGGGATAAAGACCGTATCTGCGTAAATATTCCGCCCCGCCACGGAAAATCACAATTAGTGTCCATATTCTTCCCGGCGTGGTTCTTGGGGCGGAACCCCAATAAAAAGGTCATGATGGTGTCACATACCACCGATCTGGCCGTCGATTTTGGCCGAAAAGTCCGTAACTTGATTGCGATAGAAGCGTACAAAGCCATATTCCCTACGGTTAACTTAGCCGCAGATTCTAAGTCTGCTGGACGATGGAACACCAGTGTAGGGGGAGAGTACTATGCCTGTGGTGTCGGCTCTGCGTTGGCTGGACGAGGTGCTGACCTGCTTCTAGTGGATGATCCGCACTCTGAGCAGGATGTGATTAACGGTAACTTCTCGGTGTTTGAGAAAGCCTACGAGTGGTATACGTTCGGTGCACGGACACGTTTGATGCCGGGGGGACGGGTGGCGATCATTCAAACCCGATGGCACATGGATGACCTGACAGGACGTGTAGTTAGGGATATGGCCCAGAATGAGCGGGCTGATGAGTTCGAGGTGATTGAGTTCCCCGCCATATTGGACACGACGGACAAACAAACGGGTGCTTCAGTACAGAAACCATTATGGCCTGAGTTCTTTGATCTAGAGGCACTGCTGCGAACTAAAGCGTCAATGCCAGTGTTCCAGTGGAATGCTCAGTATCAGCAGGAACCGACAGCGGAAGAGGCTGCGCTTATTAAGCGGGAGTGGTGGCAGCATTGGGAACAAGAAGACCCACCCAACTGTGAATATATTATCATGTCGCTTGATGCTGCGGCAGAGAAGCATAACCGTGCTGACTTTACGGCATTAACGACGTGGGGTGTTTTCTTTAACGAAAATGAAGATGCCTACCACATCATATTACTTAACAGCATTAAAAAGCGATTAGAGTTCCCCGAGCTTAAAGAGTTGGCGATGGAAGAGTATGCAGACTGGGAACCAGACTCGTTTATTGTAGAGAAAAAAAGTTCTGGCGTAGCGTTGTATCAGGAGATGCGACGTATGGGATTACCAGTACAAGAATATACGCCACACAGAGGGTCTGGTGATAAACTAGCGCGTTTAAATTCTGTTGCTGATATTGTAGCATCAGGTCTTGTATGGATACCTACAACACGATGGGCGGAAGAAGTAGTTGAAGAGATTGCTGGATTTCCGTTTATGAGCCATGATGACTTGGTGGATTCGACTGTTATGGCATTGATGCGTTTTAGACAAGGTGGATTCATACGCTTACCAACTGACGAACCTGACGAGATTCGTTACTTCAAACAACGACGCGGCGGGTACTACTAAGAGTATAAATTATGGCTATTGAAAAAGGGTTATATGCAGCACCAGAAGGTATGGACGACCTGCTTGAAGGTGAGATGATGGATGATGATCTTGAAGGCGGTGCACTAGAGATAGAGATTGTTGACCCAGAACGTGTGACGTTATCTGACGGTAGTATGGAGATCACATTAATCCCCGATGCAGATGAAGCAGATTTAATGTCGTTCGATGCTAACCTTGCAGAAGCCTTAGACGATAGCGAGTTACAAGAACTTGCACAGGATTTAATTGGGCTTATCGATGCTGATACCGATAGCCGAAAAGATTGGGCTGATACGTTTGTCAAAGGACTAGACGTATTAGGGTTCAAGTACGAAGAGCGTACAGATCCGTGGGACGGTGCCTGCGGGGTTTACTCTACTGTACTGGCCGAAGCCGCTATACGTTTCCAAGCGGAAACAATGAGTGAGACTTTCCCAGCCGCTGGCCCTGTTCGTGTAAAGATATTAGGCGAAGAGACACCAGACAAAGCCGAAGCCGCTGATAGGGTAAAAGCGGATATGAACTATGAGCTGACCGAGCGTATGGTGGAGTATCGGCCAGAGCACGAACGCCTGCTATATAGCCTAGGATTGGCTGGTTCGGCATTTAAGAAAGTGTATTACGATCCGAGTTTAGGGCGTCAGGTAGCCATATACATCCCTGCGGAAGACGTGATTGTACCTTACGGTGCGTCCCATATTGAGACTGCTGAACGTGTTACGCACGTCATGCGGAAGACCAAGAACGAGTTGAAGAAGCTACAAGCGATGGGGTTCTACCGTGAGGTAGACCTCGGTGATCCACAGCCGTTCCATACAGATATTGAGAAGCGAAAGGCTGAAGAAGGTGGGTACTCTATCACCGACGATGACCGGTACGCTGTGTACGAGGTGCATGCAGATCTTGTTATTGATGGGATTGACGAGGATGAGGAAGAGATTGCAAAGCCCTATGTTGTTACCATTGAACGAGGTACGGGTAACGTCCTAGCGATACGTCGTAACTGGAGTGAAGAAGATCCGCTGATGTTGAAGCGTCAGCACTTTGTGCATTATGTATATGTGCCGGGGTTTGGGTTTTACGGTCTTGGTTTGATCCACATTATCGGTGGGTACGCCCGTGCGGGTACTTCACTGATCCGTCAGTTAGTTGATGCTGGTACGCTGTCTAACTTACCCGGAGGGTTGAAATCCCGTGGTCTGAGGATCAAAGGTGATGACTCGCCCATTGAGCCGGGTGAATGGAAAGACGTGGATGTACCGTCTGGAAGCATTCGTGACAATATCATGCCGCTTCCGTACAAGGAGCCAAGCCAAACTCTATTAGCCCTGTTGAACCAGATTACCACTGAAGGCCGTCGGTTAGGTGCGATCAGTGATATGAACATATCTGACATGTCGGCTAACGCTCCGGTAGGAACGACGCTGGCGTTGTTAGAACGTACGCTTAAGCCTATGGCTGCGGTACAGGCCCGTGTTCACTACGCGATGAAGCAAGAGTTCAAGATGCTCAAAGCGTTGATGGCAGAGTATGCGCCCACTGAGTACGACTATATCCCCATGCGGGGTGAGGTCAGTGCGAGGGTAGCGGACTACATGATGGTGGATGTGATCCCTGTCAGTGATCCTAACTCGTCAACGATGGCCCAGCGGGTTGTACAGTACCAAGCGGTATTACAGATGGCGCAGAGCGCCCCGCAAATCTACGACCTACCACAGCTACACAGGCAGATGATCGAGGTATTAGGAGTTAAAAATGCAGATAAACTTGTCCCGACTCAGGACGACCTTAAACCGACTGATCCGGTTAGTGAGAATATGGATGCACTCGTTGGCAAACCGGTTAAAGCGTTTATATACCAAGACCACCAAGCGCACATAGCGACTCACCAGTCGTTTATGCAAGACCCTATGGTAGCCCAAATGATAGGTCAAAATCCGCAGGGGCAGGCTATTATGGCCGCTCTGCAAGCGCACTTAGCGCAACACCTAGGGTTCCAGTATCGGACGCAAATAGAAGAACAACTGGGTGCAGCGTTACCACCACCCAACGAAGAGTTGCCTGAAGAGATCGAAGTAACCCTTGCACAGCTTATGGCGAAGGCAGGTACACAACTCAGTCAGGCAAACCAACAGAAACAGGCACAAGCACAGGCTCAACAACAAGCGCAAGATCCCATATTCCAGCTACAGCAACGCGAAGTGGCGATCAAAGAACAAGAAGTACAGCGTAAGGCCCAGAAAGATGCCGCAGAAATCCAGCTTCGTATGGCTGAACAAGAGCGCATAGCGCAAAAAGATGCACTTGATTCTGCTATTGACACTAAGAAGTTAGGGTTAGATGAGAAAGAACTAGAACTGGAAGCTCAAAAAGAAGGGTTGAAGCTCGCTAAATCGACTACTGAATCGCAAGATAAACTTAGTCTAGATTTGCTTCGGCTTATCGAACAACAAAATAAGGGTCAATAATGGCTAAAACCGTCTTAGACGTGCTTAAAGATAAATTCGAGGAAGATAAATCCTCTGCACTACAGTTTCTTGGTAATGGGGGAGCAAAAGACTTTGCCCAATACAAGGAGGTTACAGGTATGGTTCGGGGTCTCGAAACCTGTATCGGATACGTAGAAGACCTCTCGCGCAATATGGAAGAATACGATGAGTGAAGCAATAAAAACGTTAGCCCCTGAAGACATGCTAACGCAAGAAGAGATAGAGGCGCAGCTACCTAAACCCGTAGGTTATAGGGTGTTGGTCGCGTTACCACAAGTTGAAGAGACGTTCGGGGATACCGGACTGCTTAAATCTTCAAACACAATAAGCCAAGAACACATTATGTCGATAATCGGTTTGGTGTTGGATATGGGCGAGCAAGCCTATTCTGACGAGGATCGGTTCCCGACAGGCCCGTGGTGTAAGCCGGGGGATTATGTAATGTTCCGTATGAATACGGGTACTAGGTTTAAAGTTGGTGGGGTTGAATATCGTCTAATGAATGATGATTCTATCGAGGCTATTGTGGCCGACCCCCGTGGTATCACACGCGCATAGGAGGTAACCATGCCATTTCAAAAAGTAGAATTTAGTTTCCCCCACGAAGACGAAGAAACTAGCACGGACATCGAAATTGAAGATTCAAGTGCTACCGAAATCGATTTGTCGGGTAAACCACAAACTGAACCTGAACCCGTAGTTGAGGAAGCGGTAGAAGATGATCTCGAAGTCGAAATTGTTGATGACACACCAAAAGCTGACCGAAACCGTAAGCCTGCTGAACCACCAGCGGAAGTTACTGACGAGGAGCTTGCAGAGTACTCTGATAAAGTACAAAACCGAATCCGTCATTTTAGTAAAGGTTATCATGATGAACGTAGGGCTAAAGAAGCAGCGTTACGTGAACGTCAAGAGCTGGAACGATTGGCTCAACAACTGGTTGAAGAAAACAAAAAACTTAAAGGTACTGTTAGTCAGAATCAGGAAGCTTTATTAGAACAAGCTAAACGTACCGCTGCTGGTGAGATGATTCTTGCTAAACGTGCTTACAAACAGGCGTATGAAGCAGGTGATGCTGATAAGTTGGTAGAAGCACAAGAGAAACTAACTAACGCTAAAATAAAGGCTGACCGTTTAGATAACTTACGTGCCGAACCTTTACAACCAGTGGAAACTGAGGTACAAACACAACGAATAGAAGAACAATCCGCCCCAGCACCTATTGTTGATGACCGGGCTAACGATTGGGCAGCGTCCAATACGTGGTTCGGACAAGACGACGAAATGACAAGTTTTGCGTTGGGGTTGCATAATAAACTTGTCAAAGAGGGTGTTAACCCTCAAACTGAAGAATACTACGAGAAAATTGATTCTCGTATGCGACAAGTATTCCCCGATAATTTCGAGGATGTTGGTGAAATAGAGGCCGAAAAGCCTAAGCGAAAAGCAAATGTGGTTGCACCCGCAACGCGGAGCACAGCCCCTAAGAAAATTAGGTTAACGCAAACACAAGTTGCCGTCGCTAAACGGTTAGGTCTTACACCAGAACAATACGCCAAACAGGTTGCTATAGACATGAGGAAACAATAATGGCTCAAAATAGACTAGATAGAGAGCAAACTACCCGCGAAAAGACTACTCGTAGACAGGCATGGAAGAGGCCAGAAGTTTTACCTTCACCTACCCCTGAAGACGGGTACGAGTTTAAATGGGTACGTGTAAGCACTCAAGGGCAAGTTGATGCCACTAACGTTTCTTCTAAGCTCCGTGAAGGTTGGGAGCCTGTCAGAGCAGAAGATCACCCAGAAATTACAATGGTCACCGTGGAAAACGAGCGATTCAAAGATAACGTTGTAATTGGTGGTTTGATGTTATGTAAAGCTCCTTCAGAATTATCGCAGGAACGAAACGCGCATTATGAACAACAAAATGATGCTCAGATTCATTCAGTGGATAATAACCTCATGCGAGAGAACGACCCGCGTATGCCGCTATTTAACGAGCGGAAGACAAAGGTTACTTTTGGTAAAGGAACATAAACTTTAATTTGAGGAGTCTCTAATGGCTTATCCAACTGTATCAGCCCCTTACGGGCTGAAGCCGGTCAACTTGGTCGGTGGAAGGGTATTTGCTGGTGCTACTCGACTGTTCCCCATTGCTTCTGGCTATGCAGCAAACATCTTCAACGGTGATGTTGTAAAGCTAATCAATGACGGTACTATCGAAAAAGACACTGGTACTGCTACGGCCACCCCCGTTGGCGTTTTCGTTGGCTGTTCTTACACAAGCCCTGCGCTTGGGTATCAATTGTTCAGTCAGTACTATCCCACTGGCACCGTTGCTAGTGATATCGTTGCCTACGTTGTAGACGATCCCGACGCGTTGTTCAAGGTCGCAGTAACCGCTGCTGGCACTGCAAACATCGCTTCAGTAGGTCGAACTGCTGTAGGTAATAACTCTGTGCTCATCCAGACCGCTGGAAGTACTGCTACTGGGGATTCTAAAATCTCTATCAGCTCTACTACAGCTACCACTGCTACGCAGCCTATCCGAATCATTGACGTTGTGCCCGAAACGGCTACTGGCGCTGATGCCTTCGTAGAGGTTATCGTGAAGTGGAACTGGGGTATGCACCAGTATCAAAACGCAACTGGCGTATAAGGAGTAGTATAACATGGCAATTTCACGCGCCCAATTACTGAAAGAACTCCTCCCCGGTCTGAACGCTCTATTTGGTTTAGAGTATGCGAAGTACGGTGAAGAGACGAAGGAGATTTTTGAAACAGAATCTTCTGATCGCTCTTTTGAGGAAGAAACTAAACTGTCCGGCTTCTCTGCCGCACCCGTCAAAAACGAAGGTTCTGCCATCGAATATGACAATGCACAGGAAGCATGGAGTGCACGCTACACGCACGAGACGATTGCGATGGGCTTCAGTATTACTGAAGAAGCTATCGAAGATAACTTGTATGACTCACTGTCTGCTCGTTATACCAAGGCTCTCGCCCGTGCTATGGCGTACACCAAGCAAGTTAAAGGTGCTACCATCTTGAACAACGCTTTTGCTGCTGGAACCACTTACGGTGACGGCCAAACGCTTTGCTCAACGGCACACCCACTTGTATCTGGTGGCACTAACTCAAACCGTCCCGCTGTAGCGGCTGATCTTAACGAAACTTCTTTGGAAGCGGCTGTTATTCAGATTGCTGGTTGGACTGATGAGCGAAGCCTGTTGATCGCTGCGAAGCCTCGCAAGCTGATTATCCCACCCAACCTCCAGTTCGTAGCAACTCGTTTGTTAGAAACTGAAGGACGTGTTGGTACTGCGGATAACGATATCAACGCACTCCGTAACAACGGCTCTATCCCTGAAGGATACGCAGTTAACCACTATCTGACTGACCCAGATGCGTGGTTCTTAATGACTGACGTACCTAACGGTTTGAAGCACTTTGTCCGTACTCCGATGTCAACGTCTATGGATGCTGATTTCGATACTGGCAACTCGCGCTACAAAGCTAGAGAGCGATATTCCTTTGGGGTTTCTGACCCACTCGGAATCTTTGGTTCTCCCGGCGCATAAACGCGGGTACATAAGAGGGGGCACATGTTGCCCCTTTCTTTTTTCTGTAGTATAAAGTAAGTCCTGACTGCGAAAGCAGACTTAACCCAAGACAGGAGATTACAATGGGTACCACAACTTTTTCTGGCCCAATCCGGGCTGGTAACATCCGCAACACTGTAGGAACTACGTTAGGTAGTGATGTAGCCAACGTTGGCTATGTTGTCATGATGCAGACGCACACAATGGATCTTTCCGGTGGCGCTATTGCAGCAGGATCAACTGACATGGTTATTCCTGCAAACTCTAAAATTATCGACGTAGTTGTAGATTTAGCTACAGCAGCTAACGCTACTACCAACATTAGCGTTGGTGATACTGTTGGTGGAGCGACTACTATTCTGAACACCCTTGCAAGCGGTACAACTGCTGGCCTAAAGACTGTTACTACTCAAGGTGGTGGCACGAACGCATGGGCAAACACTGGTACGGCTGATCTTAAATTGACGGTTACTAACAGTGCAGCAACCACCGCTGGGGAAGCAGTTATCACGATTCTGTACGCACAAGCCTACAACACTGCGGTACAGCCATAGGGAGTAGGTAATGTCTAGTTCTGATATCCAATCAAAACGGATTACAGGAACCGGATCATTAGGTGTTGGCCCTGCGCGTATTACGCAGATTCAAGTCCTGACTACTACTGGTTCTCCTCGTATTACTGTCACTGATGGTAACGGTGGGAATACAGTGTTAGATCTAGACTTCAGTGCAAGTTCTACGCATTCGGTCAATATCCCCGATGATGGTATCCGATGTCCTGATGACGTTTACGTTTCGACCTTTACTGCTTGTACAGCAGCGACTGTTTTCTATAGGTAACGCAGATGCGTGCCTACTACAAAGCGGGTGGTCAAATAAATAAGAAAGGTATGGCTTGTAATAAGCCCCGCCGAACTCCTAACCACCCTAAAAAATCGCATGTTGTAAAGGCATGCGAGGGTGGTAAAGAGAAAATTATTAGGTTTGGAGAACAAGGTGCTAGTACTGCGGGTAAACCTAAAAAGGGTGAATCTGCACGTATGAAGGCGAAACGCAAGTCTTTTAAATCCAGACATGGTAGAAACATTGCTAAAGGCAAGAGTTCTGCTGCGTATTGGGCTGATAAGGTGAAGTGGTAATGCCTGCTAAATCTAGAAAACAACAGCGGTTTATGGCGGCGGTAGCTAACAACCCTAAATTCGCTAAAAAAGTAGGTGTCCCAAAAAATGTTGGAAAGAAATTCATGAAGATGAAGAAGTATAAATCTGGTGGTTTTCCTGACCTAACTGGCGACGGTAAGGTTACGCAAGCCGACATTTTAAAGGGTCGTGGAGTAAAAAAACTAAACGAAGGTGGTGTAACGAACATGAAGAAGCAAGGATATAACGCTCGCCTAGATGATTCTATGGGCGCTAAAAACGGTAAGAAAAAACAATCCATGAAATCTCGTCGTGATGAGAGTGAAGGCATGGAGAAGTCAATGGGCGGACGTAAGTTTGCTGGTGACAAGGCCATGAAATTTCAAGCTGGTGGGCGTATGCCTGTTGGTATGGCTAACCCACGCGCTGGTGTTATGGGCGGTGAAATGCTCATGAGTGCTCCCGATGCAGGTATGCCTAGGACTGGTTCTATGGGGCCACAACGCATTAGTGAACCTACTTCTGAGCAAAGACGCCAAGCAGCCGCTAGAGCTAGACGCAGAGCAGCAGGTGGTGCTGGTCGCAGAGGCGGTGGTGGTAGAAAAGCTGGCGGTAAAATCTACAAGTCTGGTGGAAAAGTCCGTGGAGCGGGTTGTGCTACCAAAGGCGTTCGTAAAGCCAAAATGGTAAGTATGAAAGGTAGCTAATGCGCTGTTACTACAAAAAAGGCGGTTCGGTTAAAGACGCGTGTTATAACAAGGTTAAGTCACGTTATAAGGTCTTTCCGTCCGCCTACGCTTCAGGCGCTATTGCGAAATGCCGCAAGAAAGGCGCTAAAAACTGGGGTAATAAGAGTGGCCGTTAGAAAGACCGCAAAGGGTGCAGCCCTAAAACGTTGGTTTAAAGAAGACTGGAAGGACGTTCGTACCGGTAAAGACTGTGGACGAACCAAGGGTGAAAAGCGTGGTACACCGTATTGTAGACCTACAAAGCGGGTATCTGCCAAGACACCTAAAACGTCTTCTGAAATGACCAAAGCGGAGAAGACCAAACGGATAGCCCAGAAGAAGAAACTGGGTCAACCAGCGGGTAAACCGAAGCGTGTAACACCGCTACGTAGGAAGAAACGAAGTGGCTAAAGGTGTAAAACATTACTTCAAAGATGGTGCAGAACATAAAGGTGGAATGCACAAACACCCTGATGGTACGTTGATGACAGGCAAAAACATGTCTAGAACATCGAAAAAACTGTATCACTACGGGGATTTATCCAAGAAGGCTAAAGAAAAAGCTAGAAACGGCTGGAAAAAATAATGGCTACATCAGGCACAACAGCATTTAATATGCCGTTCACAGACATCGCTGAAGAGGCGTGGGAACGCGCTGGGCGGGAGCTACGGTCTGGGTATGACCTACAGACTGCACGTCGTTCTATGAATCTGATGACGATTGAGTGGCAAAACCGCGGCATTAATATGTGGACTATCGAGCAGGGATCACTGGATCTTGTGCAAGGACAGTCTACATACGCTTTACCGGACGACACCATTGACCTACTGGAGCACTCTATTCGGACGGGTGCGAACAATCAGACTACGCAATCTGACCTAACATTGAGTCGGATTAGTATCAGTACGTACTCGTCAATACCCAACAAAATAACACAGGCTCGTCCTATACAAATCGTCGTGCACAGGGACAGCGGGCAAACTTACCCGACAGGTATTACGTTAGCTGCTACCGCATCCAGCACAGATACGACAATCACGCTAAGTGGGGTGGCTGGTTTACCTCCTGCGGGGTTTATCAAGTTAGAGAACGAGATTATTAACTACAGTTACATTACCGGTAACGTGTTACAGAACTGCTTTAGAGGCCAGCAGGGCACCACAGCAGCGACGCATACCGTGGGTGGTACCGCTATACCAGCGTACTGGGAACAAGTCCCCTCGGTAACTGTATGGCCCGTCCCGGACAATGTTGAGAGTTACAAGATAATTTATTGGCGTATGCGGCGTGTACAAGACGCAGGTAACGGTATCGAGACAGCCGACATGAATTTTAGGTTTTTTCCGTGTTTAGTAGCGGGTCTGGCCTACCATATTGCTATGAAAGTTCCTGAGTTTATGGAAAGAGTACCTATGCTTAAAGCAGCGTACGAAGAACAGTTTGAACTTGCGGCAGGAGAAGACAGAGAAAAAGCCCCGATCAGGTTTGTACCTCGCGCAGGTAGGATCTAACAATGGGTACGCGGTTTGCTTCTGATAAGAAAGCCATCGCCATGTGCGATGTGTGTGGGTTCCAGTACAAACTAAAAGAGTTAAAAAGTTTAATTGTTAAGGACAGAGATACGCAGATAAAAGCGTGCCCCGAATGTTGGAATCCGGGTCAACCACAGCTTAAACTAGGTGAGTTTCCGGTCAGTGATCCACAGGCAATACGAAATCCTAGACCAGATAGAAGTTTAGGTACGTCAGGAGTTTATAGTAGTAGAGATATACAATGGGGTTGGAACCCTGTAGGTGGCGGAAATGATCCGTTTGGTCTAACCCCTAACGACTTAGTGGCTACTGGATCAGTAGGTACAGTTACAATAACGATTACATAGGAGTAGTACGATGTATAACCCTAAAAACGTTTTTGGCATGGATGAAGTAAAAGTACATAAAGACAAAGGTGTTAAGTCTTATGGCCCCAAGCCAAGCATGAAAGGCGTTAAAACGTCCGGTGTTAAGATGCGCGGTGCTGGCGCTGCGACTAAAGGTTTCATGTGTCGAGGGCCGATGGCTTAAACCATGAACTACACGCAGCTTAAAGCAGATATTCAGGACATTTGTGAAACAACTTTTACAGATGACCAACTCGCTTTGTTCACTGAACAGTCGGAACAGAAGATCTACAATACTGTACAGATACCTGCGTTACGTAAAAACGTTACTGGTTCGTTGACCACAGATAATAAATACCTAGACACACCGGCTGATTTTTTATGGTCGTATTCGTTAGCCGTAATTGATGGTAGTGGTAACTATTCGTACTTGATTAACAAAGACGTTAACTTCATACGCGAAGCATACCCTAACGCCACTTCTACTGGTTTACCGGTGCATTACGCTTACTTTAACGACGATGCGTTTATTGTTGGGCCAACACCGGATAGTGGGTACTCGGTAGAGCTGCATTATGGGTATTACCCTGAATCTATCGTTACCGCAGGCACTACGTGGTTAGGTGATGAGTTTGACAGTGCATTATTGAATGGTGCGTTAGTTGAAGCAATACGGTTTATGAAAGGTGAACCTGATCTTGTAGCTCTGTATGAGCGGTTATTTTTACAGGCTCTTGGCCTACTCAAGAATCTTGGGGATGGCAAACTGCGCGAAGACGCATTCCGTTCAGGACAATTACGGGTTCCAGTAACTTAAGGAGTTTAACATGGCAATTACACAGGCAATGTGTACTTCGTTCAAGCAAGCATTACTTGACGGAGAAATGGATTTTAGTAGTGACACAGCGCAGTCTTATAAGATCGCGTTATATACGTCTAGCGCGTCGTTGGACGCTGCTACTACTGCGTACACTACAAGCAACGAAGTCACGGGCACAGGGTATACTGCGGGGGGTAACACGCTGTCTATCTCTACCAACCCTACTACTGGGGGTACTACGGCGTTTCTTAGTTTTAATACAACTACGTGGACTACGGCGACAATTACCGCTGCTGGGGCTTTAATTTACCAAGCAGGTGGGTCTACCCCTGCGGTTGCGGTACTTGATTTTGGTGGTGATAAAGGATCTTCCGCAGGTGATTTTCAGATTACTTTCCCGACAGCGGATGCTACTAACGCCATTATCAGGATTGCTTAGGCATAACTAATGCCATCTTCGACGACATACGAAGGCTGGGGACGCGCTAGTTGGGGGCAAGGTTCTTGGGGAACCCCCCTTATCATTGTCAATGTTGATGGTGTCCAAGCAACCGGAGCAATAGGTAATGTAAGTGTCGCTGCCGATGCGATAGTAGCTGTTACAGGAGTTGCTGGCACAGG